ACTCCGCAATAATTGGCTGGGATATGTGGATTCGAACCACAACTGCATGAGTCAAAGTCATGTGTCCTACCCTTAGATGATACCCCATCATGGGTTGAGTTTCGAAAGGTACGTATCTATTGTCCTGCATCACTCAATACGGTTTCTCTCTCACTCAACAATAGGTATTATATCATATTTTCATTCATTTGTCAAGTACTTTTTTAAATTTTTTCAAATGGAGCTTCGGATAGGAGTCGAACCTACAACCAATTGCGTTTGCATACAATTTGCTCTAACCTATTGAGGCTTACCGAAGCATATGGTCGGCAAGGACACATCCTTCGCACACTTTCAGCCGACTCGTCTGTGCTTTTTGAGTACTCATTGCCCTATCTTATTGCCTATTCGAAACGCTGACGTATCCAATAGTATGCTCATATAAGGTCTTTATCAATCTCAATTGACTTGCTTATTATAACATATTTATTATCAAAAGTCAAGTACTAATTTTAATACAATTTATTCTTCTACGTATGCAATATCTTTAAGTTCTTTTACAACACTACGTGTAACAGCTTCTACTGCTCCTATACTCATATGATTTGCAATAGCATATGAATAAATCTGTTCAAACAATTCTGCTTCAACTTCAGTAAATTCCTTTTTCTTAGCCATTACTTCTTCTCCTTCTTTTTAGTATTATCCTTTTTAGCCTTTCTTTCAGCTTCTTCCTTTTTCAATTGTGCATCAAGCCTTGCCATTATCCTTCTGAACTTTATAAAGTCACACGCCATACTATTTCTCCTAACTATCTTACCTAGAATTCACGCAGTATTTTAAAGAAAATAGGGTCAATTTCAGCATAAAATACTCTTGTCGATAAATTATTCATTAGTAAATTAAAACTCTAAATTGACCCCTTATTTTTAATTATCTGTTGAGCCAAACCCACCTACTCTTATATCTTCAGATGATGCGCCTTTAGGAATAACATAAGGCGTAATAAGTCCTTGTGCTATTCCTTTATGCTGTGGCAAAGATACAGCTTCGTCTGTTACATTTCTAAAAAACAACTGTATATGTCCTTCATTCTCTGAAACATAATAGTCAGAATCAATAACACCAATAGTATTACACAACATAAGACCATGTTTAATTCCAATACTACTACGTGGGACGATAAGCATACCATAATGTCCATCGTCTGGTGTATCACAAACCCATCTAATACCTGTTGGTATCTTAATTAAGTTGTGTGGTGATATATTTACATTATATGGCAGATAAAAATCTACACCCATTGAGCATATTGTTCCTTGCTGTGGCAGTTTAATATCATTATACCACTGTTTCAACATTGTCCATGGAACATTTTTTAGTGGAACATCTTTAGCCCACTGTTCATAACTAACCTTTTCAAAATGCATTAATTCAAATTCTCCTTATTGACATTATGATAACAACACTTGTCCATTATTCTACGGTATTCCTTATTACCAAGAACTCTTTTAAGCATACAAATAGCTAGACCAGTTTCTTTGTCATACTTATCACCATGTCCAGCTACAGCAACAGTTTTACTGTTGTCTTCAAACCAACAAATAGTTGCTGGGTCATTAAACATAACCTCCCTAATTCTTGGCATATATAGCGGAGTAAATTTAGTTTCATTTCTCTTGCTATAAAATGTTGGTGTTGCAACCTTTTTTGGTTCTACTTTTACAATAGGCTTTTTAGTTTCTTTTGATTCTTTTGATTTAACATTTTTGTTAGATGATGCATATGTTTCCAATGCTTCATTAAAAATATTAGCAACAGCATCAAGAAACATATCATAGTTTTTCTGTTCTTTACCATTTACATAAAAACGCATTCCATTTTCTCCTTTTATTTCTGTGTTGTAATTTTCAAGTATAGTGATTATATCATATTAGTTAACATTTGTCAAGTACTTCATTTAATGCAATAGCATATTGATTATCCGAAGCCAATTCCACACCTAATACTTCATCAAATATAGAATTAGAGTCTTGTTTATATCTGCCAAATTTAATAATTATATTATCAAATTTTGATAATGCTTCTAAATATTTTTTTATTTCATTAGGATAATATCCTGTATATATTACAAACGTATCATTACAATTATTATTTCTAAAATATTTTATTAAATTATATATATCATTAAATCTAGTCATAGGTTCTAATCCCCCTATAACTATGGCTTGAGTTATAGGATTATTTATGTATAGATGATATATAAATTCATCATCTATATCTACTTCATTGGTTTGTGCCAATGATGAATTTTGACATATTTTAATATCAAATCCACCATCAGCACAACATTTCCAATCACAATCTCCAATAGCCACAAACATAGAAGGATATTTATAATTAATAAAATCTTCAACTTCTATGCCACGAATTTTCATTAAGCATTTTCACCTTTCTCGTTTAATGGCATCCATTCTCTTAATTTATATTCTGCTTTACGTTCTTTACTCCATGTATTAGTTGGAGTATAAAATCCTACAGTGCGAGTATATTCTGTTTCAACTGGTTCACCACATTCTGGACATGTATCGCCATAAAAACTATGATGATTTTTACATTGCGATACCTTACCATTAAATGCAAAATAAGTTACACCCTGTTGTGCTACCCAATTAAGCATATGCCAAGCTTTATCAAATGAATCAAAATAAGTATCTATATTAATATGTTCAATACTTCCACCATTACAATATGAATCAAAAGCCGCACATATTTTAGTACGTTCTGCTATACTTGCCTTAATACCAAGTGGAATCCATTGATTACCATAAAGTGGTAAATCTTTTACAACTCTATGTGGATAAAGTAATGTGTCTGCTTTTTGTAATTTGACAGCCGCTTGTTCTCCTGGGATTTGTTCAATATTAATTTTATAGTTTTTATCTTTTACAAATTCATCAATGCATCCACGAATAGTTTCAAAAATTTCTTTACCTAATGTATATGCTTCGTCTGTGTAATGAGTATTACCTATTTCATCTACATATGTATATCCAAATGTTTTAATAGTTTCATATATACCATTAATACCTACAGTAGAATATAAGTGTTCAAAATCAATGAGTCCTGAACTGAAATTAGGCAGTAATCCTTTTTCAACATTACGCATAATAATATGTCTTTGAGCATCAAGTATTTTTAAATTAAGTTCTGTAAGATTTTTTAATGCTTCTAAAAACTTATTTTTATTATTTTTATTTTCATATGCAAGTCTTGCAATATTAATAGTAGATACCTTAACAGAACCTACCTTAAGTGCAGTACCACCGATACTATTAAAGTAAAGGTCTGTTACATCTGACTTTAATCTACAACAATTACTAAGGCTATTAACTGTGCTATCAGTAAAGAAGTTAAACAAATTCCATTTGCGTGATGCTTCACAAGACCATTTAGCAAAATCTTCGTCTACAAATTTATCGTTTTGATAAAGCAATGAAGTTGTAAGTACAGGAAATGTAAATACATTTTCTTCTCTGATTTCATTAATAACATCAATAAAATCTTTTTGAAATTGTATAATCTCTTCTTCTTCATCAATCATAAATGTTCCATCTGGAAATTGAGAAGCACCAAAGATAGCTTCAAAATACGGATGGTCAAATACACTAACATTAGTAAATGCTGATTGGTCAGACCTCACCCATGGTTGATTAAGTCGATAAATCAAAGCTTGGATTTGCTGTCTCTTGTATGTTTCTGGGTCTTTAGTATAATAGCCGTTAGCTACATCTCTGCTCCAAAAATAATATAAATATGGAATAAGATTTGGCAAACCTACAGCACCTGATTGTCTACGTGCTAAAAAACAAATACCTTCCATAAGTATTTGTACAAAACTATCTAGATGTTTTGGGGGTTTTGCATTATAGTTATCAATAAAGAATAAACCTCTCTCAACTATATCTTTAATATCATATGCAAAACAATAACTTATAAAGGTTGCAGTATTAAAATCATGCATATAGATAGCATAGTTCCACATTGCTTCAAATGCTTCATTCGCTACTTTAAAACCATACATTTTTTGTATCTCATAATATAATTTATGAAATGCTAGAAGTTTTTGATGTGGCTTTGACATTTCGCTTAAAAGAACTACAACATCTTTTTGCGCAATATTTGAACTTGCATCTACAGAGGCATCTGCCACTGTATCAATGTCTATAAAATTATTAATAAAATCTGTAAAACTTAATTTATCTTCATCAAGTCCTTGAAGACTTCTAAATTCTTCTCCATATTCTTGGTCAAGTTTGTTTAATTGTGTTGCAAAATTTTTATTTGTTCTAATATTAATATTCATTATTAACATTACTCCTTATTTAATTTTGATTATTAATCCAAGTGTTAGCTGTTGCAAAATCCATAAGTTCCCCATCATCAACTTGCATATACGGCACACTCATAATACCAAGTTTTTGAATTTCTTTAACGTCTGTTATTGATTCATATGGAATTCCTTTTTCATCCATTTTAATTTTAAGAACTTTACATCTTGGACAAGTATCTGTTGTATAAATTTTTACCATTTTTTACCTCATATTAATATTCGAATTGTTATACATAAAAATAATACACAAATAGCTGATATATAAAATAATATATGATATATTGTTGTATCTATTCGTGTGTTGAAAATCCTTCCGTACCATCTTCTGACATTTATAAAGTTTACTGCTGGGAAACATATTAGCATTATACTAAATGATACCCAATATAAAACATAAAGTATCGTCATTCATCTATCTCCCATTCACTCATGTCTTCCCAATCTTCCTTATTGCCACCCACTCTCATGTAGTCATGCCCACCATCTACAAAACATGCACCACAACTACATTGCACCCAATCGTGAGTATATTCACTTTCTATGATGTCTCCACATTTCAAACACTTTATTCTATTCCTAATCAGCTTTTTCCTTTTATTCATAATTTTATACATCACCTCCCACATTATTCTCAAGACAATATAATATATCATCAATAGTAATATTCGCATCTAATAATTGATGCATGATTTGTCTATAATAACTTTCTCCAATATCTTCTTTGGAGATAAGATTACTATCAAAATAAGAATATATTTTATTTAACTCGTCACTAATTTCAGCAAGCCATTTAGAAATTCTCATAGTACGCATAGGCGATATTGACATTATAACATCTCCTTTCTTAATACTTCATAAGTATTTAATATCGGTTCAGTTTCATCAACTTCAACCCATTTATCATCTATCTTTTTATGTTTCTTTTCATTAGATAAATTTTCAAAAATTAATATTGAATATAGTTCAAATGGATTAGCATCAAATGTCTTAGCTTTTTTAATTTTTGTTTTTACAGTATATCCATCTTGTAGTCTTCTAACTGTTACATAAGGCTTACTATTATTATTATAAGTTTTGAACTCTGTGACTATCCAAAAATGATTTGGTATTTCAGAATTAACATATTCAATATATCCTAACATTTCTTGTTCGAATTTAATTTGTTCGATAATTGATAATGATTTGTGTGGAATTTGTTTACACAAAGCTTTGATTAATCCTTTATTATTAATATCTCTATATTGTTTAGCAGTTTCTTTATCGCTAAATTTTTTAATAAGAAATTCTGTTAGTCCATATTGTTCAGAATATTTTTCTATGTCATCTTTTTTAATTATTTTACAATCTGCAAATTTATTATATATATCAACTATACTCATTAAATATTTATTTTTTCCAAAATCTGAAAAGAAATTTAAACCAATAAGAATATTTAATTGTCTTGAATTTAATGATGTATGTTCATAAATATCTTTTAATAATTCAATAAATGTATTATAATGTTTCTGTTGACTTAATGCAAATAATTCTGTGGCAATATCATTATTGCAATATTTTATACTTGCAATTCCTTTATATATACAATTGTTTTCTTTGTCCATTGTATACTTAGATTCTGATTTGCCAAATTTAATTCCTTTTATTTCAATGCCAACCTTTTTTGCATAGGCTACAATTCTTGCAGTATCATCAGCTTTATTTTCAAATATATTTAATGCGCTCGTTAGAAATTCTAATGGATAATAATATCTAAGATATCCACATATATATCCAATATAAGAATATGGCAACGCATGATTTAAAGAAAACAGATAATTACTTGCATCTTCAATAACGACTAAGAAATCTCCTATGATTTTTTCAGCTTCTTCTTTAGATGTTCCGTATCGTTCTTGCATAGTCTTGATAAACCCATCATGGATTTTTGGAATGTCATCTTCAGTTCCATATTTCTTGGCAAAATGTCTTCTGACAATATCAGCTTCACCCATTGTATAGCCACAAAATTCATGGAGAAATTGTATAACTTGTTCTTGATATACAAGAAATCCACTTGTAGAAGCAAGCATATTATTTAATGCTTCATGTCCGTTATCTTTAACATCTCCTTGTTTAAGCGCATCTCTATAACTTTCACCTGCTGGACGTAATGCTCCATTGGCTACAGACATTAAATCAATATAAGAAAAATTTGGATTACGTTCTTTTATCTTTGCAATAGTATTATCAGAAAATAATTCTTTGATATAGTCCGAAGCAAAACTTGATTCAAATTGAAATATTAATGTAGTATCATCTCTGATGCTATTCCACACATTAATATCATCTTTAACTGTTTGTGGAGTTAATCTATCGATACCTGCAAGTTTACATGTTTGATTAATTAATCCTATGTTATCAAGCGCAAGTATATCTAGCTTTACAAAGTTTAAAGAATCAATTTCTTTCATATTTAATTGCGCAATACGATATTGATTTGTCGTTGTAGTAAATGTTCCAAAGTAATCATCGATAGGAAATGGAGAAACCACAACGCCTGCTGGATGAAATCCTACTGAAACAATAACATTGGTTACAAGGTCTGCCCAATAAAATAATTTAGGATATTGTTTACGTAATTCATCTTCTTTATCATCGAGACTATCACAAATCATATCCACTTCATCAAGTGGAATGTCCATAGCTCTGCCTATTTCTCTTATTGCTCCCTTTAGTTTAACGGTATTAAAAGTGACAATATCGCAACAAAATAATCCACGCTTATTGTATAAATAATCTTTAACAAATTTTCTATCTGCGGAGAAAAAATCTGTGTCAACATCTGCAAGACTCACCCTCTCTTTGTTCATAAAACGGCTGAAATTTAATTTATGCTCTATGCTATCTACATCTGTTATATGTAAAAGATAAGCTATAATACTACCAGAAACAGAACCCCTTGAATATCCATATTCAATACCACGTTTACGCATTTCAGATTTATAGTCTTCTTCAAGAAGCATAAAATCTATAGCTCCATTATGTTTATAAGTATCATATTCTTGAATAATTCTGTCTTTGTATTCTTGATAGTTAGGTAAAGATGAATTAATCCCCCTATCTTTTAATCCTTGTGCTATCTTTTGTTTGAATACTTTTTCAGAATCATCATAAAGTTTAGGATATTTAGGCGCACAATCTAAATCGAACGTTTCAATTTGTTCTGCCATACGATTTGTATTTTCAATAGCTTCAAGATATACAGATTCAGGCAATGCATTTTGTTTTTTATATGCATCAACTAATTCATCGTATGTTTTAAAAATCAAATCCCAACTATCTTCATCTGCAAAATATACATTTTTAGCTTTTTGTAATACTCTTCTGCCATCAGCATACTTCTGATTAAGTGCATGTGTATCAGTTCCAGCAATTAATGGAACGCCAGTCTTTTTGTGCAAGGCATATAATTTTTGATTATATTTAATTTGGTCATCACAGTTATGATGTTGTATTTCCAAATAACACCTATGTTTATTTTTAATAAAGAATTTCATCATCTCAATTTGAAGTTCTTTATTACCTTTGTTCATAGCACTGGCCAGACAAGCAGAAGTTACAATAATATTATCAGAAGTATTATATAAATCTCTAACTGATATTCTTGGTGTATAATAAAAATGCCAATCATCTCTATTAAATGATTGTGAAGATAAAAGGTTAAGCTCTTTTACACCATCATAATTTTTTGCTATTAATACACAGTGATAGTTATCTCTGTGTTTTTCTTCTTTAACATCGTCTTCTGTTAAATAGAATTCACAGGCATGAATATATTTCATGCCTGCACTTTCTATTAAATCTTTTTTATGTTTCCAATTTAACACAGAACCATGTTCAGAAAAAGCCATAGCTTTCATTCCTAACGAATTTGCATAATCTACATAATGCTCTGGTTTATTAATGCTATCTATATTTGTAATAGCAGAGCTAATATCTGAATGTAAATGATATACTACATAATTATTCTGCATCTTCTTCTATATCCCACCATCTATTTACATCATAAATTATTCTAGGATTTTGATTTAATGGTAATGAATTATGGCAATCAAGCAATATATCTACAAATTGTTCATCTGTTATTTCCATATTGCACTTTGCATCACGCAATGGATGCTTATACCAATATATTTTAAACTCACTTGGTTTATGATGGAAGTGATATGAATTTTCATCTTCTCCCCATGAATATGGAAAGCATTCAAATGTTTCATCTACATATGGTCTAGGTAAATTATTAAATCCTAAATTTCCTAAAACAGCATCCCATAATATTTGCCACACTTTTCTGTTAATATCGAAATCCATTATTACGTATCCTTTCCATTATTACAATAGGCTTCTTTTTGTCTGTCATATAATCCAGACTTCTTAGTGTATTATAAGAAATAAAATCAATAGCTTCTTCGCCACTCATATCATCTTGTTTCATCAATTCTTCTACCATTAAATCATAATCATATATTAAACGTCCATCGTAGTCTACGGCAACAATACTATTATCGAAAGATGGATTCTCAAAACGTAAAGCATCTTCACTAATATATCCTTCTGCAAGGGCATCTTCATATTCAATCATTGTTTTTCTCCCTAAACTCCTTAAGTCTATTGTTTGAATATTCTACTTGTTCTTCAGATAATTCAATACCAATATGATTTAATCCTAATTTTTCACATGCAATTCCAGTAGTGCCAGTTCCAGAAAAAATATCCATGACCAAACTCTTAGGCTGTGCATATATATTCAATAGCTGTACGCATAAGTCAGAACTATATGTAGCTTTATTAAGGTTATTTGAGCCATCATTATTAGGTGCTTCTATATAATTATATATTGGCTTATAAAATGTTTGTCCACGTTTACTTATACTGCTGACTTCTTTATTGCATTTAAATGTTTTGAACTCATCTTTTCGACAAAATACAAATACATCTTCAACAATGCGAGTCAGTTTATTAGGACTAACATTATTTGGCAATGCTGATTTTTTATGCCATATAATTCTATCAGCTACAGTAAAATTGGTATTACGAATAATATCACTAATGCTATTCCACATTAAACCAATACCTTCTGTATTTACTGTGGCATCATTACCATAAGATACTTGCCATAAAACAACCCCATTTTCTTTTAAGACTTTATCAATTTTATTAAATATGTTTACACACCAATTACAATAATCATCATGAAGCATATTATCCATATACATATTATAACGTGCTTCATTATTTTTTCTAGCCTTTTCAGATGTGGTTGGTCTGCCAGTGTTATATGGCGGAGAAGTTAATATAACATCTACCTTACGATTTTTCTTTGCCATGTCATCCATAAAGACAAGACAATCACCTTGTACAAATTTAATGATACTCAATTTTTAACCTCCATTTTTTATTTTATTATATCACAATTAGGTGAAAATGTCAAACCCATTTTCTAAACCATTTAGATATTTGGCATAACATGGATTTTTATTTGCACTGTATTCTGATAATGTTGCATAATAAAAAGATTCTTTTTTAATATCTTCAATGCTATCGTAGAACACTTCTTCTTCATCAAACATTTCATAACTAAATATTGCAGATTCAATTTCATCAATTGTATTGCAGATAAATGATTTCCAATATTCAATAATCTCTTCTGTAATTGGAACTTCTACATAACAATCTGTTATTGTAATATCATCTTGCACATCTTTAGGCAGACATTTAATATCTTGAGTATCTAAAATTAATTTAAGATACTCGTCTGGGTCATAACCTTTTTTCTTTAACAATGTTTTACATGGAGACTGTAATTTTTCACCAAGTAATCTACGTTCTACATTTGTTTCTTTTACTTTACCATTTGCTTGTGTATATATAATAGTACAATATTTTAAAAAATTAAAATGGGCATGAATCTTATTAAGCGGAATTCCCTTCTGCATAAAAGATACAGCATAGCATACTAATTGCCCACTGTTATTTTTTAATTTATCTCCAGTATATATTGTACTACTTTTCCAATCTATAATATGATAATCATCATTATCATCTTTATACCAAGCATCAATATATCCTTGCAAAATATTATTATCAAATTTAATCAATGCAAAATCTTCAGTATGCAATTGATATGATAATGGTTTATGATTTAAAAAGAAATGATGTAGATTATTATAATAATTATTACCAATAGTTTGGTCTTTATCTGTATTGTTTCGGTCAAATTTTAATCCTAAAATATTGCGAGACATATCATAACTATCTTCAAATAAGGAAATCATATCTTCATAATTTATTTCTTTATTATAAAACCTTTCAATAATATCATGAGAGTATGTTCCTTCTTGTCCATAAATACAATCGTTTCTATCTGTTGGTTCATGTTGAATATAATTTAAAAACCATTCATATTTTGATGTATGCCACGAATTAATCTTCGACCAACTCCATAAAGTATCTACATTATATTTATCTTTTATTGCATTTAATTCTTCTTTTGTTAATCTCATAATTATTTTTTATATTGTTTTAATATTTTTTCTACAGTTTTATCTTTCTTTTTTTTAGGCTTGATACACATCCTATCTTCAGGCACCAAATCTCCAAAATATTTTTTTGATAAATCTTTAACCCTCAAACCATAAATCATCTTCGTCATATTCGTCTTCATCTACTTCTTCAATATATTCACTGCCACAAATAGGACACATTAAATAACGTTCCTTTCCAGGTGGCAAACAAATTCCACGTGGAGATGGGTCTTCTTCATATACTGCTGGGTTTTCAAAGATATTATCACATTCTGTACAGTACCACATTTCTAAAACTCCTTATCAAAATTCGAAATCAAAATCAAAATTCTAAATCAAATTTCAATCATAATTTTCAAATCGTAACTCTTCTGCTTCACGTTGCATTATACAATTTTGACATCCTATATATTCGTTTTCTACACTTTTATATATAATATCAGTAGGATATAATACACTACCGCAGATAGGACATACAATAATATCCATACTTATTCTCCTTATTTTATTTCTTTTAAAAATTGTTTATGTAATTCTTCAGTATATTTAATTTTATTATTTAATAATTCTTCATATATATCATTGCAAGCATCGGCAGGACTATCTTTTTTACCTAGCTTTCCTTCAGTATCTTTTACAAAATATACATTACGAATTCCATAAAACTTTTCACATAAATTATATATTTCATTTATGTCTACATCATTATCTAAACAAAGAATAATATCTACATTGAGTCCAATTAATATTCGCTTTTGTTCTTCGGAAATAAATTTACCAGATAAAGCAACAGCAGTTTCATCAAATTGTGAATAACGTTTTAATACAGATTTTTCACTTTCAAAAACACAACAGTATCCTTTTCGTTTTATACTTTTATAATTTTCCCATAGCCCATAAATATTAATTGATTTATTATATCCCTTGGTGAAATTATATTTGTTTATTCCAAATTGTTCATAACCATCAACAGTTGTTCTAGCGTTGATGCCGATAATTTGTCCAGTGCTCCACAATTTTTGTGGAATAATTATACGTTTCCGCCGATAACTATATTCAATATTAAATTTCTTACAAGCATACGGAGTAATCCCTTCTCTTAAAAACCCAATATATTCTATCGGCACATATTCATTTAATACAGATTCATCAAGTACTGCAATATCTGCTACATCAATAGATTGATTATGCGATAAATAATTAGTGAAAACCGATAATGCTTTTGCTTTTAAATCAACTTTCTTTTTCTTTTTATTTTGTACATCTTTAATTGAATATGGTATATCCAATATATTATGTAACCATTTTAATGCGTTTATAAAATCACATTGTTCACTATATTCTATTAATGAAATAATATCTTGACCATCTGCATAAGATATATTCCTACTCCAAGAACAATAATTTAAATATTCATTGTTGCGGATATTGATACCCATAGGATTATCACCATCTTTAAAACATGCAGAATAATAATCTTTGTTAGAATGATATGTTATTTTTTTACAACCAAGATGTTCTAAAACGAAAGGTATTTTTTCGTTTTTATATATGTATTCCTTAATCTCGGTTACAAACATATTCTATCCTTTCATATTAAAAATCTTCCATGATTATAGTATATCCAACTTCATGATATTTATTTGTACCCATATCAAATTCAGCAATAATTTGTTGATGGTTGGCACGACCAAATCTGTTTTTTGTAATGAACAAAATTAAATATGATTTATTTTTATCAAGTGCAAATGGTATTTTTGTTTTCTTATTTAATCGATAACATTTTAATGCATGTGATTCTCCATCAAATTCATCTGCATGTGGATGTCTTACCATAATATTCAAAGACATAACGTCCACAATAGATTTACTCATACCAATATTATCAGATGTTAGTTTACGAATTTTTGATGATGCTTTATTCAATTGATATGTACATAATAAATGTACATTAAGACTTGTAGGTTTTATTACATCATATAATGCGACAGCATCTGACATCATGCTTTGATAAATTTCACCTTTGGCATTTGCACTAGGCTTCATTGTATCCAAAACAAAATACTGAACTCCAATGCGAGCATATTTTTTTATGACTTTAATTGCAATATTAACTGAATATGTTTGTAATGGTACAATAGTTAATATGTGTTGTTCTTTTTTTTCTTCAATCCAATCTGCGCATTGTTGAAAAATCTTCATTAACTCTTCTCCAAAGTGTCCATTACGAAGTTGATATTTGCTAACGTTAGCATTAAAAATATTATTAGCAACCCATATAATCATTTCTTTCTTATATCTTTTTTCGTCTTCTTCGTTAATGATAAACACTGTTGGAAAATTATTTTCAATAGCCGATGGAATAATATAGTTAAAAGCAAGCAATGATTTTCCACTACCACTTAGTCCACCCAAACCAGTCATTGTGCCAAGTCTCATACCAGCAGTTTCTGCATTCAATAAATCTGCTCCATAAAATGGGAGTCCAATATCTGCTCCTTCATTCAATTCGTCTATATATTGATGTATATTATCAAAAGCATTATAAGATTGAATCCCACTTTCTGCATTTAAAAATGTATGATTCAACATTAATTCTAGTTCAGAATATATTTCATCAGAAGTTTTATCTATATATTCCGATAACTTTTCTGAAATTGGAAAACCATATTTTAATAACTGTAACAACACATTAAACTTTTTAATATCATTAACATAGCTATCAAAATTTTCAAGGTCGATATATGCAGTAGCATCATGGATTGTAGAATATCCACCATACTCTTGAATTTTATCTTTTAATTTAGGATGTTTTTCCAAATAAATTCCTACAGTAATTTCATCGAGTCCAAGTTTTTTTTCTTTTATTACTAATCCATTAGCTACTGCAAACCAACACTTCCAAATATTGTGACTGAAATCTTCAAGCTTCAAGTCGATGTTATATATTAATTCTGGATTTTTAAAAATGCTTGCTACTATATTCGCTTCAGATTTTAATTTATATTCACTAATTTTTTTTGCACACTCTGCTTGTTCTTGTTCGAATGCAGTTAATTTTATTGCCATTATATCACCAGAATTTTTCTAAATTTTTATTTATTTTATTAGATTTAGATTCATATTTATTTGTATAGTTTGGTAACTCTACAACTTGAATATCATCTAATCGTTTTTGTTCCTCTACTTTCTTTTTAACTTTGTTATATACAGTATTAATATTACTATCTACAATCTTTAATATATAATTAAACTTATGTTGTTCATCGGTAAAAGTTTTCGATTGTAATATGTAATCTAATTCATGATGCTTTATATATTTAAAAGTTAAAAGAATAACTTTAAAAGGATAATGAGCCATAGACTCATGATTTTTATTAGCCATATACTGGCCAGTTTTCAATCCCCTTAATCGCATTATCATGAATTTGCTTAGTTGCTGATTCTCATCATATCCCATTATCTCTTTTTTAACATAATCACAAAGCTCACGAAATACTTTTTCTTCTGCGGTTTTCTTTTCTTTTTCTGTCATGACTCATTATCCTTCTATATTTTATTTACACAACTCTAACACAACTTTTGCATCATCAATATTAGTAATTGATTGCGGTTTATCATAACCAAGTTCTCTTACCTTACCCATGATTGGCTTAACTCTACTTAAATCTTTTTTATTTTCCTTACAGAATTCCATAATCTCATCGATTATATCCACAAGTTCTTTACCAGACCTAGCTTGCTGTTCAACTTCTTTTGCTCGTTTTTCTTTAGCCTTGGTAATCTTATCTTCTTCTTTCTTTGTTTCAGCTAAACTATGTCCTGACTTAGATGATTCAGCTTCAATAGCATCTGTAATAGCCTTTATAAATTCATCAACATCCATTGGAATATCATCAATGATATCGGCAAATCTTGAACCACTATCTACAGAATAATTATCATCTCTAAATCTGATTCTTCTATTTTCTCCAGTAACTTTATATTTAGCCTTACCATTTGTTTTCTTACCATCAGCTTTAAACGACCTATCAATATAAGCAAGTCCAAGGAAATGCAGTTTCTTTTTAAGTCCACCAAAGTAATTCTGCTGTTGGTCAGAAGTAAGAATTTGATAATTAGTTCCAGTTACTACATCACTAACGTCTTTTGTTTTAACATGTCCAATTACAAATACTCTAACACCTACAGCGGCAAGTCTATCCCAAAGGTCAAACATCAAAGACATAGCTTTCTTTTCTCCCCTACCATATCCGCTCCAAGATGCGTTGATACTTTGAGTTACATTTTCAACCTTGCCACTTTCTCTGCACTGTTTATTCCAAAGTCTGATAGCTTCTTCTTCAGAAATTTCAATTAGATAATCATATGTATCAACTACAAGCACTTTCAAATCTGGATAATCTACACTCTTATTTTCAATAATATCTTCACAGAGAGTAGCAAATCCAATAGAGTTACTTAGTTCATCATAATCACTATTCCAATCTGGACAATTAATATAATTAATACCTTCGATGGCATCAGCACCACGTTCGCCTTTAATTTCTGTAAACAAATATCCTTCTTCGCCTACAAGCTTTTCACACATCTGATATACTAATGTGGTCTTACCAATTTTACTTTCGCCTAAAAGACAAATATTATAATTCAATGGATTCAAACTTACTCTATTCTTCTTCCCGTATTTCATTTAGCACCTACCTTTATTATAGTTCTGAAAGCCAAGCATCATCATCGTCATCATCATTCAGAATTGGGGAACTGTCCCAGACATCAGAATCAGAATCTGAATTCGAATTTGAATCTTCATCAAAAGTAACAATCAAATCTTCTTCGGTATATCTATCATCAAATATCTGTGGTACAGTCTGCTTATTTTCTGCGTCACCTTCAATTCTAACAACTGGTCTTGTAAGAATATATCTTCTTTCAATACCACCTTGTGATGCATACTTAGTCAGAATTTCTTCTTCGGTATATAATCCCATAGCAATCAATGTCTTAACATCATCTGTTACATCATCCATTGTTGCCTGCACTGTAGCGCCAGTATTTACAAATTCACCTTCAAAATTAATTTGCTTAATATTTTTCTTAACTTTAAACAATAGTTTATAAATCTTATCAAACATTTCTTTTGAAGCAAATTCATATTCAAATGTAAATGGCATTGGATAATATCCTTTAATCAAATTACCATTTAATTCTTTAACATAATCAAGAACCTTGGCATGAATTTTAACAACCTTATTATCCAAATCAATATCTTCTTTAGGATTTATTGAATCACTATCAATAAGTATGGACTGAGTAAATAAAGCCTTATAGTTTTCTGGTTCAGCCTTACTCAAATAAATACTACGAATTTCTCTCTGCATACTTACATTGCCTTTATAAAAACTATATTTGATATTGCCCTGCACATTTACAACCATATCATCTGATAGATGTTCATTGAGATAAGCAACAGCATCATATGCCGACAAAAATTTCTGCGTATAAGTCTTGCCACTTTCTGTAGTTTCAAGACCAATTCTGTAAAAACATGTGTCACCAATTTCATCTAGAATTTCTTCATCTTCACGCTGTTCCCAATCAACTTGGAATGTATTAGTAAAATCATCTGACCCATCTTCATTTTTTCCGTGAACATAAATATAATTATCTTTTTCTTTTGAGAATCCACCCATCAAATTAACATAGGTAATTCCATAATTCTCGCCACAATCTACACCAAGATTTAAATTATTATAACACCATCCACTTTCAGATACTTCATCAATCTTAAAACTGTTATCATTAATTTTTGTTCTGCCAATTAATTTAAAAGTTGAAACCCAATTTGTTCTTTTAATCTTATTACTCATATTTTATTTACCTTTCAATTTAACTTTTTAACTTTTTTAACTTTTTAATATTAAATGCTTTTATTATGTCATATTTATATATCTCCTTATTACACGCACAAAAACATCAGCACATAATTATGCACTGATGTCCTTATTTCTACAATGATATTCTTCAAAACATTTTAGATTAATATACTTTGTCATAGGTGTTCCCAAAAAATTCTCCTTAATAATTGCATACTTAGTATTATTCTTTTCGCAAATCATAATACAATCTACAACTTTATTTTCATAAGCTTTTTCTTGTGTTGCTAAATAATAATTTTCTTTAAAATCTTTTTTCAAATTTCCAAATTCGATTTCGAATTTCAAATCAATTTTTTCGTTTGGATTTTCTAGCATACTTTCAAACCTCTAACTACAGCCTTAACTTCGTCTTCCATTCCTCTTACATACATTCTAGTCGTAGCTATGTTAGCATGGTCTACTGCCATTTGAGCCATAAGGATTCCATGCTCTCTCGCAATAGTAGTTACATAAGTAGAACGAAAACTATGATTGGTGATATGTTTATCAATGTGTGATTTAGATGCCAACTTCTTCCACGTATTATTCAATACATTTTCAGATAGTGGTGTACCATGATTGCTTACAAAAAGATTATCACATCCTTCCTTTCGTACTTTTAAATACTCATTAATAAGAGCAATTGTATCATCGTTTAAATAAATCTTTCTATACTTACCACGCTTTGTTCTTAAAATCATTTCAGATGGATTGTCGAGAAAATCATTTAAACGCATATCAATAAGCTCTTGAACTCTGATGCCTGTATTTAAAAATACCGCTATGATTGCACGTTCTCTCTTGTTACCATATGACATAAGCATGATAGCTTCGTCTGTACTTAATGCTTCTTTTGGTTTATGTTCAACTCTTGGGGCGGATAATTTCTCAGCAGGATTAGAATCAATTACGTCATTATCAAAAAGAAATTTAAAATATGATTTGATACATACAATCTTCTGTGCCTGCGTAGATACCCCCAAATTTTTCAACGTATTCTTATATTCAACCAAATCAATTTTGCATATATCGTTTACATCTTTGCCTATAGTATCAAGCATCACATTGATTGTTGCGTTATAACTTCTTCTTGTATTAACGCTTTCATATTCATTAAGAAATAAATCAAGATAAGTTTTCATAATCCACCTCCAAAATACTTAATGAGTATATCACAAATGAAACCAAAAGTCAATACTTAATTCAATTGTTTTTTAAAAAAACAATTTATTCATATGATATATTCATGCCAAACTGTTCTTTCATTTTCTGTTTAAATTCTATCATCTCTACGTATTCACCATCAATATTAATATATTTATTTTTACCATCACTATATACTGTTCTATGCTTTCTAAGCTGTGGTATGAATACCTGTTCATGTGTCGATTTCATAATTCAATATGTCCCTTCTCTTATCATTTCTCCTGCTACATCTACAGCATCATCTAAATTGTCACATGGTCTGCATCTTCCTTCTTCAAGAAGTTCCTTGCCATCCTTAACTCTGATTGCCTGAACAACATCTTTGCCGAACTGTCCACAATTTACAACCACAATAACAATCTTACCATTGCCATCTCCATAATCATAAACAGTAAACATATTACGACCACCAAAAGAATCTTGACCATAGGCTTTATATTTTTCTTTTATATCTTTAATTTTCATTTTAAAATTTCCTTTCTATTCTTTAATCCAATAGCCATATACCTTTCGTGTTTCTTCTCTCGAACAATCATAAGTATCAAATATTACTCCGTCAATAACTGTTGTAAGATGTCGAGATAATCTACAAATTACAATTCCATTTGGCAATTCATTTGCTGACATATGTACACTATTATTTTCTACTCCCTTACCACAACATGGTATCCACTTCCATCCATAATCTGATAGCAGTTTATTATATACTACTTTATAAACTCCATTGCGTGGTGTATTACCACCATTATATTTCTTAACAAGATTATATGTAAATTTATAATCCCATCCATTAGCTATTGCTATCGCTCTTGTAACACAATCTCCAACGTTCTTAGCTTTATAATACTTACTTCTGCCACCGTCATCGTAATGAAATCTCATAATACCTCCATATAAAATCAAAATCAAATTTTAAATTTAAGTTCGAATTTCAAATCATATATATTATATCATACTTTAAATTGATTGTCAAATTTTAAAATGAATAATCATAATAGTAACTAGCATGTCCAAACGAAACATTTATTCTGTGATATCTTGTTATCTTTTTTCTCTGTCTTAATTCTTTTTCACTAATATTATTATGTGCAAGGAATAACATAGTCTCTACACTAATTTCTGGTTCAAGAATATCATCTGTAACTGTTATGGTTTTA